TGATTGATTCGCGCACTTCTACATCAGTACCGCCATACACAAAAAATACTTTTCTATTCTTTGCTGCCGATTTGATAAGATCAAACAACGGCTTACCATGCTTCTCAACTAACTGAAAAAGAATAAGCGAATTGCCTTCCAATGATAGCGCAAGATTCTTGATGAAGTTATTTCTTGCAGTATTCATTACTATGTATTCTTTCTCTGCATTGTAGTCCATGTGCTTGACTTTCTTGCAAGACTCTTCTGGATACTTTAGAATAAGACATTTGATTCTGAAACTTGCCAATTGTTTCCGATCAATCAATTCTTTCGTAGTTACAATTTGCTTAGATGGACCAAACAAACCTTCTAATACCAATTTGTGAGTTTTTGTTCCATCAAGTGTACCAGTGCAACCTATTCTATACCGACAATTCTTCAATCCAGTCATGATTGTGATCAACGACTTTGCTTTGAACAAATGTGCCTCATCGCCAAGAACGAAATCAAATTGCTCAAAATATTCTGGCTCACGATTGTAGATTGATTGCCATGTTGTGCAAACTAAAAATGGTTCACCAATATTTTCAATTTTTTTTATTTTCATGTTTTGCTTTTATATGTCTGCTCATAGTATGCTTGGGAAAAAAATCATGACAATAGACACATTCATATCTCAATTTAGGTTTTCTCAAACTTAATTTAGGCTTTGATTTTGAAACTCCTTCTAAAACCCAATTTTTGCCAGGATCTAATTCAAAATATCTATATTTACCTGTGTGTAGATTCCTATATGATTTTTTATTTTTAGTGTAATGTTTTTCACCTGAAGTTTTTTCTATTTTTCTGCGTTTTTTTTCTTCATCATGCATAGGATTGTTGGTAATATAAGGATTCGTACCTCTTTCTTTCCTAGTTCTATGACATTTTTCAATAACTTCTTTCCGAGAAAAATTGCCTGGTTTATTTTTTTGTGATTCTGAACGGTATTTGAATGCTTCTTCCCTACATCTCGCTATAAATTTTGTGTTTTTTTCGTTATGTAAATCTATCATAAATCGTCTGGCATATATCATAGATTTTATATGATCTTCTGATATTAACATTTTGGGTAAAAGAAAATGACATATCAAATGCGCTCTAGTTGTAATTTTTCGTATATTATTTTTTGAATTATTACCACCACAAGACCTAGGAATTATGTGATGAGATTCACCACCAATATTGACAGAATATTTTTCTAATATGTTTAAATACCATTTAGTATATTTGTTATCCTTGAAAATTGTCTGGTAGTTCATCTTCTTCTTTCAAATCTTTAACTAGACACATACCTCTATTTAGTGTTTTTATAAGTTGATTGTCATGTAGAACAAAACTTTTTCCGGAGTCTGTAAATATTCTTTTCCTATTACCTAAACTTTTTTCTTTGCCTGCATACTGACGATGACAATATTTTTCTGAATCCCATCCATACGATTGAAAATCAGAATACATCTGCTCAACGAGTGATGTAGTAGGCACAACAATCAGTCCTTTCTTGCAACTCAATTGAACATACCGAATGATCAAATAGAGTATGAGGGATTTACCAGATGCAGTAGGACTGACGATAAGCATTCTATGATTCCGAATTGAATCAATGAATGACTTGATTTGATAATCACGAACTTCTACAGGAAGATTGAGAGATTCAACAAACTTGACTGCTTCAATCAAAGACAGTTCAGTAGAAAGTATTGCTGTTGGATCAATTTCATATTTGTATTCTCTTTCTTCGCAGAATCTAAGAATATGAACAAGTAGTCCATGATAGATTGTAAAATCGCGAAGATTGAAAAGTCTTATCTTACCATCCCAAATTTTCTTCTTGAATTGTGGAGTAAACTGAAATCCAGGAACATAGAACGTAAAAAAATCTGCGAGTTCTTGTGCTGTAGATTTCTCACATTCTACTTTGAGTAATGCTTCATTCAGTTTATGAATAACAATATCAGCCATCAAACACCTTGAATGAATTTCTCCCAAGAAATAAAATCACGAAGTTGAAAAGTTCTTGAGTTCAGTTCTTTCAGAATTGCAGTACATACTTCCACAATCTCTTCGTTAATTTTTCTGTTTGCTTCAATCTTTTGCAAATCATCATCTGATTCAAGATAAGTTTGAATTTCAGATTTGAGAGTAAATTGAAATGGTTCCCAATTATACTTCTTCAAAGTATCTTCGTCCATTTTGCCAGTATAATATTCCCACTTGAGTTTACGCATCTTTGCATATTTCATTTCATATTCTTTGATCAACATCCGATGATGCGAAAGAATCTTCAAATACTTTGCGTGAAGTTTTGGAATGTTGATGAGTTCTTTGCCAGGTTCTGTCCTGTCAATATTTGCATCAGAAGTCCACATGGACAAGAGTTCTTCAAGTTTTGTCATAATAAAAATAAGTTGTTTAACTGCTTGAATTATAAACTGATTATCTTAATTTGTCAATCTCAAAATAAGAAAATCTAAATGTTGCATCAGCAGTTAAAATAGATTCAGGACTATCACTTGCAGAAAAAATAAAACCTGAAATTGAAGTTGGAAAACAATCTACAAACTTGACTCTGTATGTAGGTAAGTTTGATGAGTTTAAAAATGTAAGATGTGCATCAGAATATTGTGGAAAGTTTGGATTCGCCAATGGAGATAATTGTTTCAATTCTTTATATTCTGAAAATTGAGTTGGGAATGTTAATGCACGAATCCAATCATGCACTTCAAACCATGTTTTCATATCTTCATCAATGATAAAAGTTACACTCAATGTATCATAAATTGCTTTTTCTCCAGGCACATAAATGTCAACGAATGGAGTAGTTCTTGGAATTTCAGATAAAGATACACCAGGCATATTGACTGACTGACAAAAGAATTGTAAATTTGGCGCCCGTGAAAAGTTTAATTGAAACTTATTTGGATGTAACGGGTTTTGATTTACTGGATTACGATCAAGTGCGCTCATTACTTTCCTTTATGTGTTTTGATATATCAATAACTTCTTCACTACGAATCATTGAAATAATTTTTTCTGTCAAAACTATTTCTTGCCTGATAAAAGCCATTTTGATTTGCAACGCTTCAAGTTGAGATTTATAAAATTCCAACTCTTTCTGTTTGCGTTTTTTTATGTCGTATAAGTCTTGTAATAAGATAATCGCCATACACATATTTATAATAGAAAAAAAAGAGGAGCCTTTTGGGCTCCTCTTAGGGTTACTACAAGTCTTATTATTTTTACTACACTTACCCTTACATCAAGTTTGAAACTTTGAGTGCGCGGTAGTAGACGTTTGCTCTTGCTGTCATTGCACCGAGACCCTGTGTCAATCCTTCTGCAAATGGGTTTGCAACCATACCGTAACGAGTCTTGAAGCCGATTTTTGGCTGGAAGCTGCCGGTATCAATTGCACGAACCATCTGGAGAGGAACGTATGGGCAGTAGAAAATACCTGCGTCATATGCATTTGTTCCCTTGTATCCAACAACAGCAAATTCTGCTGATGATGAAACTGGGAAGTATGGATCAATGTAGACCTTAACGCGACCAAACATTGTTCCTGCAAATGTGTTGCCTGTATCATCAACTGTCAAGTTGACTTGATCTTTCAATGCTGAGTTGTAGTCAAGAAGGCCAGCCATTGCAAGTGCTGATGCAACGTCTGATGAGCAGATCAAGACGTTACCCTTACCACGACGGGTTTGCTTTGCGATTGTGTTTGCTTCACGCTCAATCTGGAATGCAAGACCCTTGACTTTTTCAACCATCCAACGACCATTTGAATCTGTATCCAAGTCAAATGTACCAACTGTTGTTGTACCGACTTGTGCGCCAACCTTAGCAACCTTGTAGATTGTGCGGATAACTTCACGGTTGATTTCAGCAAGAATTTCTGCTGAAAGGATGTTTGCAAGTTCTGTTTCTGCGTCAAGACCGTGGACTGCCTTAAGGTCTTGTGCGAGTTCCATTGTGTACTCAGCTTTGAGTGCGCGTGTCTTTGCTGTAACTGTTACTTTCTCAATGCTGAATGCCATTTCGCTGAATGCTGGGCTACCTGATGTTCCAAGTGCTTCTGCATCAGAAGTTGCCAATGGTGCACCTGTTGTCATTGTTGAAGCAAATACGTTCTGGTTGCCGAGTGCTGTGTTTGAAGCCAAGCTAATTGCTGTCTGTGAACCTGTACCAGAGAATGCTGTATTGACTTCATTGTAGAATGTCTCTTCTGCACCTGCTGTTACGTTTGCTGTTCCGTATGTTGAACGCATTGCGAAAATAAGTCCTGTTGGACCTGTCATTGGCTGAACGCCGCAGACATCATATGCGATCAAGTTTGGCAATGAACGGCGAACGAGGCTGATAAGAATTGGATCAAATCCAGCCATTGGGCCACCTGCTGCTGCACCACCTGTCAATCCACCACCTGTTGCGTTTGCTGGTGCTGCTTCTGTGAGGATTGCGTTTTCTTTTGCTTGTGCTTGTTGTTGGTTCTCAAGAACAAGTGCTGTTACTGCGCGACGATATCCGTCTTTGATCTTTGGCAGTTCTGGATGATCAAGAACTGGTGACCATTTTTTCTGAAGTTCTTCGGTTAAATACATTTTATCTCCTTGAGTTATCTAGGTAAAGTTTTTGAAATTGTTTGAGCGTATGCTCTCATAACAGGATCAGTAATTTGCTGTTCTCCTGTTGGCTCTTCAACTTGTTCGTTCAAAGCCTGTTCGTCTGCTTGTTTAATCCCTGTTGGGAAGTAGTTTTCGCGAATTGTCTTTACCGCTTCTACGAATTCTTCCTCTGTGGAAAACTCAACACTCTCTGCGAGTGACTTGATTTTTTCGTATTGTGTGTCGGTAAGATCGTCACAAACTACTGCGACAATTTCAGCCTTTCTTGCTTCAACAAGTTGTTGCTTGTATTCCATACCGCGTTGAATTTCTTCATTCAATTTGGTTTCCAAATCTTCAACTTTTGTTGCGAGTTCGTCAACCAAATCAACTTTATCTGCTGGAACATCAATATAATGTTCAGCAAACAAATTCTTCATGCCTACAATGAAGTCCTCAACCAACTCTGAACGAAGTCCAGACTCAACTGCAACTTCATTTTCTTGCATCCATTCTTCAACAACATAGTCAAGATAACTATTGACTTTTTCTGTCAAATCTTCTTCAATGTGTGCAACAGCCTCTTCAAACTTTCCTGCGTATTCTTCTTCAAGTGCTTCTTGAATTTGTGAAACACGATCAATTACGCGGGCTTCAAAGACTGTCTTGACTTTTGCTTTGAATTCTTCTGAAAGATTTTCTTCAGCAAAAATTGCCTCAACATCTTCAGAAAGATCAATACCCTCTTCAACTTCTTCTTCAGCAACAACTTCACCTTCAAGTTCTTCTTCTTCTTTTTTCATCTTCAACTGTGTGTCAGGTGAAGCATCAGAAGGCTTTGTTTGTGGAGGAGTCATTTTGCTGATTGACTTTTCTGGTGTAACTTTTGCTGAATCATCTGTTGCTTTATAATTCTTGTTTGTTGGTCCACCAATATCCTCTACTTCGCCCTTTGGTTTTTCCATAGGCATAGCAGGAGCTGCGCTCTTGCTTTTCGCAAGGATATCAGCAGCAGATTCAAGTAATGTTTTAGACATTGAATTTCTCCTTATTATTACTTATTTATAAAAATTAAATTTTTCGTAGAAAGTTTTCAAACAGTTTTATTGCTACTTTTTCTATATCTTTGCGACTGGTTCTTTGGATTGTTTTTCTTGCATTATCAATATCAACTTCAACGAATTTACCCTCAACAAAGAGCCATTCTTTTCCTTCGCGAATTCCCTGAACAAATGCTTCAGGAGCAGAAGGATCTGCAACAATATCAGCAGCAGTAGCAAGATGGAAATCGTCTTGAACAATATTGATACCATTTTTTCCTGGAGATAATGATCCCAGACCTCTTGAAGATACTCCTAAAGAAGCACCTTCATCAATAAGATTCTTTACAATATTACCATATGGTGTATCAAGAATCTTTGCTTTGCCGTAAAAATTTGAACCATCGGCGCGCAATTCTTTGATCATATGTGATACACGCTCAAGATTAATCGTAGGTGTATCTGGATGTCCCAATTCACCATATGCACGATTTTGCTTGATGTAATTATCATTATACTTTTCAACTTCACGATTCAAAGTTTCAAAGGTATACATTCTGCGATTTTTATTTGGTGTTTCCGCTTGCATGAAAACACCTTCAATGTAATAACCTTTTTTGCCGGTTTTTTCGTCGGCTTCAGTAATGTATTTTACTTCTTCTATATGTTCTCTTATGAGTTTCATTTTTTTATGTTAATACTGGTGAGTAGGTTGCGATTTTAGATATTTCAAGAACACAAGTTCCACCAGTTACAATTTGCACAACAATGTTTCCAGTTGACGTATTTGCAACTGAGTATCCGAATTCAGAGAAATGAATTTCTCCAGAATTATAAAGAGAAAGCATTGTATTTGGTGTTGCTCCTCTGCCGACGGTAATATATCCATTGCTTGACCATGCGGCACGTTTGATTGATGCATCAGTTACAGTTTCAATTGAGGTGTTTGTGGATAAATCTGTCAATTGAATTGTATACGTGCCAACACCTTCGGCACGAATAACTGAAGAACCTCTTTTGCTGTTTATAATTTCGTATGACATTTATCGTATTCCCATGGTTTTTCTACGCATTAGACTTCTTCTTCTTTTTCTTAATGTTGACTGCATATGTGCGCGTCTTTTTATTGCTGCTCTTTTCTGCACTCTACGCATTTTAATCTTTTGCATTGCAGTTATTCTTTTTAACTTTCCTCTACGCAAAGTAAATCCTTTTACTGCTGATCTTCTAATATTTCTTTGCAGTTTTCCTTTACGAATTCTGCGTCTAATTAATTTTGTTCTACCCATTCGTATAACATTTGCTTCATCTAAAATTCTTTCACCAATTGTTTTAGTTAAACTTGCAAACTTTATAGCAATAATTTCATCAAGTTTTTCTCTTATTTTAATTTTAGCATTATCAAATTGCTCGCTTATAATATCTTTAATCATGTTACTTTGCGTGTTTAAATGCAAATGCTGCTGCTTTATGTAGATGTTCTGGACTCTTGTGTACCATATCTGCAAACTTCTTTTTGTTCTCATCATTCAATGCATTGTGAACTTGTGTAATTGCTGATGCAGTAAAATGATCAACGCTCATTGTTTTACCGTTTGCAAATTTTACTCTATTTGCTTGTTTATCTTTTACAATCTTATGCAATGAGTCCATTACTGCTTCTGAAATGTTTTCATCAGACTCAACTGTAGATTCTGCTGCAACTAATTGATTGTCTGGTGATGGTAAATATGCGCGTGGTTGATACGGTATTGAGAAATATCTTTTAAGTGTTTCGTTGTAATAAACTGCAACACGCATAGGACGTTGACCCCCATGCGTTGGCATTTCGCGAATAAATTTTCTTTTCAATATCAAAACAG